AGAACGGAAAACCATTCATTCGAAAGGTAAACTACAAGCCGACCCTATACATTGGATGCAGACAGGAAACGGAATACAAGACGCTCGTAGGTAACAAGCCCGTCGAGCCGAAGAGATTCGACTCGATGGGCGAGGTAAAGGAATTCACCGAACGCTACGACGACGTACATGGCTTCGATGTATATGGCAACACCAACTTCGTATCGGCATTCATCGAGGAGAACTATCCAGGTAATATCGAGTTCGATATGAGCCTCATCAACATCGTACAGTTCGACATCGAGTATGATACGACCGATGGATACGCGAACATCGAGCTGGCCGATCGTCCAATCAACTCCATCTCCTATAAGTCGTCCAAGAGCGATACGTATCACCTACTAACACTCAAGGAATATGACAAGGAACAGACCCTAACCGGCATCGATCCAGAGAACATTCTGCACATGGCCTTCGATACAGAGAAGGGTCTATTGAATCGATTCGTACAGATCTGGACCAACGACTATCCGGATGTAGTTACGGGTTGGAACGTTGAATACTTCGATATCATGTATATCATGACTCGTATCTCGAACATGTTCGGCGAGGAGAAGGCGAAGAAGCTATCGCCTTGGAACAGCATTCGAAAGACGTCGCGCGAGTTCTTTGGTAAGATGCAGTCTACATATTCAATCTCAGGCGTAGCGATCATCGACTACATGGACGCATTCAAGAAGTTTGGATATAAGTATGGGCCACAGGAATCATATAAGCTAGATCATATCGCTCACGTAGTACTTGGACAAAAGAAGCTGGACTATTCCGAATACGGTTCGTTGAGCGAACTGTATAATAAGAACCCACAGCTGTTCTTCGACTACAACCTCAAGGATACACACCTCGTCGAGATGCTGGAACATGAGACTGCCCTACTCGCACTCGTATTTACCGTCGCGTATGGTGGTGGCGTTAACTATGGCGATGCATTCGGTACGGTTGGTATCTGGGAAACGACGCTCTATCGCAAACTCATGGAAAAGAAGCTCGTTCCACCCCTCAAGCGTGGTCCAGGGCAGAGAGCCGGTGACCTGGTTGGTGGATACGTCAAGGATCCAAAGGTAGGCATGCATCCATGGATCGTATCGTTCGACCTTAACTCACTGTATCCACACCTGATGCTTCAGTATAACATGTCGCCTGAAACATATATGCCTGATGCACGCGAGTACGTCTCTCAGGAAATGATCCTTACCGATGGCTATAGGAATAATAACGAAGCGTTTTCAGTGTGTGCGAACGGTGCATGCTTTACCAACACTAAGCTCGGTATCATTCCAGAGATCATTGATGAATACTACGGTAACCGATCAGTTATCAAGAAGGAGATGCTTTCGGTAGAGCAGGCAATGGAGAACGAGACGGATCCGAAGAAGAAGTCGGCCCTCAAGCGTGAGATGACTCAACTTCATAACTCGCAGATGGCCATTAAGATTGCTATGAACAGTCTCTACGGTGCAACGGCAAACATCTACTTCCTGTACTATATCAACGACATGGCCGAGGCGATCACTACATCGGGACAACTCTCGATTCGCTACGCACAGAAGTCGGTGAATAAGTATCTAAATAAGATCCTGAAGACGAACAATCGGGACTACGTCATATACATCGATACCGACTCGATCTATGTTAACATGGGTCCACTCGTCAAGACCGTCTTTGGTACGGTAGATATCGATCGATTGAAGGGCGAGGAGTTCCTTGATACCGTATGTAGGGAAAAGATCGAGAAGGCAATCGAGGAGGGATACGTAGAGCTAGCAGACAAGCTTGGCGCATATCGCAACGCGATGTCGATGAAGCGAGAGAAGATAACCGATAAGGCGGTGTTCGTAGCAAAGAAGCGATACATCCTCAACGCTCTTAACTCGGAAGGCGTTCACTTCGCGAAGCCAAAGATAAGCGTTACGGGTATCGAGTCTGTTCGATCATCTACCCCTGAGATCTGTCGAGAGAAGATGAAGAAGTCGTTCGAGGTTATCATGAACGGATCCGAGCGCGATGTTCAACAGTTCATCGAGGGCTTTCGTAAGGAGTTCTATAGTCTTCCTGCAGAATCGATATCAAAGATCTCCGGCACAGACAACATCGAGAAGTACGTCGAGAAGGGAACCTATAAGAAGGGTTGTCCTATGCACGTAAGGGGATCAATCCTATACAACATCTTCCTGAAGAAGAACTCGCTGGAAAATAAGTATCCATTGATCCAGAGTGGAGACAAGATCAAGTTCGTATATCTGAAGACACCTAACCCGCTTAGAGAGAATATGATCTCGTTTCCAAACGTCCTTCCTAAGGAACTTGGGCTAGATCAATACATAGACTACGAGACGCAGTTCGAAAAGGTATTCCTGAGTCCTATCGAGAACATCCTTGGTGCCATCGGTTGGTCATCAAAGAAGATCGATACACTCGAGAGCTTCTTCGCTTAAACATAGATACAAAGAAAAGGATACACTATGAGCAACAATTGGGTACAAGACATTCATAACATGCACGCTCACTATGACATGCACGTAAAGTTTGCAGAGTTCGATGAAGAAAAGAAACTACAGTTCCTAAAGTTCAGGACTGACTTCCTACAGGAAGAGCTGAACGAGTTGAAGGACAACATGAACAATCCAGAGGAGATCGTAGACGCACTGATCGATCTATGCGTTGTAGCCATTGGTACACTCGACGCGTATGGCATCGACTCTCATCGAGCATGGGACGAGGTTCTACGGGCTAACATGACGAAGCGAGTCGGAGTAAAGCTTGGTAGGCCAAACCCGCTCGGACTTCCTGACCTTACGAAGCCTGAAGGATGGACTGGTCCGGATCATACAGGGAACCATGGAACACTAACGAAGTGATACAGAAGGGGAGCTTCACGGCTCCCTTTTTTCTAACAAATATTCGTTTTCGTAAGACTTTACTGTTTACATCTGCCTTCATACTCTGTATATTGATTAGGTAAGGTAGATAAAGGAATCAGAGAATGACGAAATTCGCACAGTTTGACAAAGCTAACCTCAAGGCCCTTCGTAACGAGATGCAGGCACTGCTGAATAAGTACGGTGCCGATGCCAACATCGCGTTCGATGTCGGTAACATGAGTTTCTCCAGCGCCGAAGTCCAGATCAAAGTTTCTGCTAAAGTTGTTGGCGCTAAGACTATGACTGACGCGATCCTCGAGAGCCGTGTCGCTGCCCTTGGTCTGAAGATGAAGAACAAGATGGGTGACCAGCTCGTCGAGTACAACACTCGTGCTCCGAAGATGCCCTTCGTCTACATGAATGCTGCTGACGGCAAGCGTTACAAGTGCACTGAGATGATGGCGAAAGCACGCTTCGCAGCCTGAATAAACAGATATTGACATTGATTCAGAATCAATGTATCCTATCTATAGGAACAAGCAAGGATATGACTATGAAAGCTCGTACAGATGCCTATCGCTTTACTGTTCAAATGAAAGACGGTCTGCCAGTTGCAGAACATGCTCCTTTCGTAGAAGCTCTTCGCAAGAGTGTTTCTGCAGAAAATACGTGGAATGTCGTTACTAAGTACGTTAAACTGCAAGGTCGTGGTACGCGTAAGGTGAATAACCGCAAGTACTTTCAATCGCTTCCACTCGATTTCGCAACTCACGCTGATGTTTATGTTTATATCCGCTAATGACTATACAAACAAACCTTAAGATGATTAAACTGCTCCTAGATGATATTCGTCTAGGAGCAAAAGTCAATTCTAATGACTCCAAAGCTCTCAGGTACCTTCTTGGAAACATATACAACTTTGCTGTTCATAAAGAGCAGAACGTAGATAAATGTATTGACGAACCGGACTTTGTCTATATGTCTGAGTCTTTCAAAAAAGCTTGGGAAGATGCAGGCAGTCCGAGTGGTAGTTCTGCTCTATCTAAGTTTGGTGTATACGAACACAGAATTCCATTTAAAGTTATTATTAACAAAATGATAGTTGAATGTAATGATGAACAGTCTATCTTAGATTTTGTGTGTAAGTCTTATAAGATGGTTTTTGTTACTAAGAGTGAAGATGAAAATTTAAACGCTGTTGGTTACCGTGACAAGATGCCAGAGTCAGGACAGGATAGATACGATGTAGTTGGTATTGCTGTACATCCAGTTCCGATAGTATATAAAAATCTAGCAAAATATCGAACCAAAGGTTAAATGATGACACCAAAAATTCTCCTTGACCTAGTCAATGATCTTAGAACTGCTACAATCACTGCGGCCGAAAAGGTTGAAGGTGAAGGGCGCGCTGCTTCAACACTCGATGAAGGTAATGTTAAGCGCTGGATGTTTGCACATCCAAAATGGAAGATGTACGCTAAAGACGTTCCGCCAAGACACCCAGGTGATGTATTAATCGTTGATGGAGATATGATTTATCCTATCAACATTAAGACTACGCTCGGTACGAGTACTGATAACGCAACGTCAAAGGCAGGCTTTTTATACGCATTCACTGATGTTGCGTATGATGATATCCCTACATCTATCACAGCAAAGAAATTTTATGAATTAGTCTATAGCCGTAAGATTGATATTCCTGAGAAGGACTATTGGTACTTATGTTTTGACAAAGTCGATATGACTAACGTTACCTTACGTGGATGTAAGCAAATAACATGTTGGGTCGAAAATGCGAATCCTGCAAATCTTCTCCAAATTAATTGGAAGAAGGAGCGTCTTGCTGCTGGGGTTACTCTTCCATACACAAAAGCTTTCGATAACGTTATTGGTGGAATTGAGCGGTGCTGGTTGAAGTCTGTAAGGAAGCTACCGCAGGTAGTTCTAGATAAACTTTGAAAACACTCGCACAAATATATATTGACATGACGTATTCTATTGCGTATAATGGAATACGTCAAGCTTAACCTACAACCTTCCCCATGGCGAAGATTGAAAACATTGTATATTAAAGCGCCGCTGTTGCGGCAGAAAGTCTCAACATGATGAATACACATACCAAGCGATCTGCCGGTGAAATCGGAGAACAGATCGTCCTTGAGTTTTTTAAGGACGCTGTTCAAACCGGCAACTGGTTCGATGATAAAAAGGACGGTATGATCAACGGTCTTACATACGAGGTAAAGACCCTTCGTCTCAACAACAACACTCGGTCTTTCTGGATGGACAAGAAGCAATGGCCGAAGTGTGATGGTGTAGACCTACTCTTCTTCGTAAAGATTCCAGAGAAGGAGAACGACGGCATCGTCATGTACCTCAGCATCAATCATAAAGATAGGAAGCCACTCGCATATCCGAGCAATGGAAGCGTCTGTCGTAAATACATGTTGACAGAGTGCATTCCACTGTGTACTATTACAGATAGTCGTGTTCAAGAATTACTTGAATACTCAAAATCCATTTCTACACATAAGAGGTTTGTATGATTCTCATCATCGAAGGTATGGATCGCTGTGGTAAGTCGACGCTCGTCGAACAGCTGCGTAAGCGATACTTTACCAATCCACGCATCCTTGTCCATCACTCGTCGTCTCCACCAAAGGTAGAGGATCCAAATGAATGGGAAGTACAGCACTATGGTAAGCTTCTCGACGCGAGCTATCAGCTCAACTATGCTCACGGCTTCGACATCATCTACGATCGCTTCCACCTCGGCGCCATCGTATATGGTAAGAAGTATCGTAACGCTGATCCAGAAGACATCTACTCCATCGAGGAAATGTTGATCCATAAAGACGACGAGATCGCCCTCGTTCTCCTGACCGACTGGTCTAATGCTATTGTTGAGCGAGACGATGATGACTCTCTTGAATCTGGCGTAGCAGAATTTGATGAGACTCGTCTCGCGTTCGAAGAGGCATTTAGTCGTTCGATCATCCCGAACAAGCTTCATATCAACATCAGCGAGAACGGTGGATTCACAAATACATACGATACAGTAACAAACTTTCTCAATGGAGTACCACATGCAAAACGTAGCTGACGTACGAGCTAAGCTCATTCAGAAATATAAGGATCAGGATTTCGTCATCGATAAGACCGGCGTAAAGACCATCGAACTCATCGGTGAGTCCTTCGTTGCAGACGAGGACTGGATCATTCGTAAACCAAACTATGAATATATCGAGCGTGAACTCGCTTGGTATGAGTCACAGTCCCTCTATGTAGATGATATTCCAGGTGATACTCCAGCCATCTGGAAACAGGTTGCATCAAGCGATGGAAGTATCAACTCGAACTATGGACACCTCATCTGGTCCGATGAGAATCATAATCAATACACGAACGTTCTGAATGAACTCACTCGTAATCCGAATAGCCGTCGTGCCGTTATGATCTACAATCGTCCTTCGATGCATAATGATTATAACAAAGATGGTATGTCTGACTTTATCTGTACATATGCAAACACATTTCTTATTCGTGATGATAAGCTCATCAGCCATTACCTGATGCGATCGAACGACTGCGTATTTGGTTATACTGCAGATGTTCATTGGGCAATGCACGTTCAAAAAATGTTGGCAGTAGATCTTGACGTAGAGGTTGGTGACATCATCTGGACCGCAACGAACTTACATGCATATGAAAGACATTTTCCTCATATTGAGAAATTGATAGAAGCTGAAAAATAATTTTGCCCAGTGAATATCATTATCGTACTTCCTTTATAAATAAAATAAAAAGGAGTACGATAATGAGCTTTGTATACTGGATATATGATGAAACATGTAATGATATGCTAACAGATGGTTACGTAGGTGTTTCAGAAGATGTTCATAACAGGATAAGAGAACATAGACGTAAGACAAAAAATCTTATTGGTAAAGACATAAACATAAAAATTATCTACGAGGGTTTGCGAGTAGAATGTTTTCTAAAAGAAAAAGAACTTCGCCCTAAACCAGGAATAGGTTGGAATAGAGCTGTTGGTGGTTCTCACGGGTGGAAAGAAGGTTTCATCCATTCGAAAGAAACTAAAGAAAAAATGTTAAAAAAATGGACTAAAACAAGAAAAGAAGATTTAATTCAACGAAATAAAGAACAGGGTGAAAAAAGAAAAGGTATTATTGCTGAACAGCTTTATGTAGTAAATAAATGTGATTACTGTTGTTTGGAAGCAACTCAAAGTAATATTACTAAATGGCATAATGAAAACTGTAAAATGAATCCAATGAACACTACTAATGAAATAGGGATTTTTGAATACATAGAATGCCCTCATTGTAATTTTAAACCTAACACAATAAAACCAAATTCTAGAAGAAATTTTAAAGTATATCACATGGATAATTGCAAAAAGAAAGTTAATGAATGATTGATTCTAAATGGGACCACCGCTTCATGCGGCTTGCGCGCGAGATCTCTACCTGGAGTAAGGATCCTTCGAGTAAGATCGGTGCAGTCGTCGTCAATGATGAACGTCGCATCCTCGCCACTGGATACAACGGGTTCCCTCGTGGTATTGAAGATACTGTAGAGCGCCTTAATGATCGTGAGCAGAAGTATCCACGCATTGTACATGGCGAGATGAACGCCCTGATGAACGCGCTCTATAGTGGCGTGTCTGTGAAGGACGCAACTATCTACGTGTGGGGTCTTCCAGTGTGCTCTGAATGTACGAAGTCCGTTATTCAAGCAGGTATCAAAAGAGTCGTTATTACATACACACAACTTGCTCCAGAGAAGTGGCAGACACAGTGGAACGAACTATCATGGCCTATGTATAACGAGGCCAATGTTTCAGTTACATACATGAATCCAGAAAAGCTAGGTGCCGCATGACGCGAGTAATCATGGTAGGAATCAATCCTTCACGTGGACCGTTTCGTAAGGGATGCTCGCAGTATAAGATGAACATCTGGATGAAGTACTTCGGCTTCCACTTCTACTCGTTCTCTAACGTGATACCGATCGTCGGTGAGTATAAGGTAAAGAACGTCGATATCGAGTTTGTTCAAAACTTTACTCATGGATACGATAAGGTCATCGCCCTCGGTGGCTTCGTTTCGACCGTACTAAAGAAGGCAGGAGTGGATCACTTTACGATGCCGCATCCATCCCCACTGAATAGGAACCTTAACTCGCGGGAGTATGAAGAGGATCGTCTAAAGGAGTGTAAAGAGTGGCTAGAAATTTAACAGACATATACTCAGGCGTTAAGAAGAACGATCCGAATCGTAATGAGAACGACCTGTATCCTACTCCACCACTCGCTACGTATGTACTTCATAAGTATATCGATCTACCGAGTAACATCGTTGAGCCCTGCGCTGGTCGAGGAAACATATCGATAGAACTCATTCGACAGGGATACGACGTACGATCGTTCGATCTGTTCGAGTATGATAATCCACTGTGCAACATTACGATCGGTCAGGACGTACTTACCCTACAGAAA